TCGTGGGCTGTTGCAAAACCACCTTCTTTCCAATTAAAGCTGCCAGCGTTTGGATCGACCCAATCAATTTCGGAGTCTCCATCTGTGACCAGTCAAAGCTCCCTTTCTGAGCTTTCTGAGGACGAACCTTAAAATCCTCAACAACGATAACATCTGCGGCATCTAGCAGATGTTTAAAACTGATCCCTGTTAGATCATCAGAAGTCTCGGCTAAATCTAGCCGAGCTTTTTTCGTTTCTGGGTCAATGATAATGACGGCCAGTCCTGTAGTTTTTCCTGGGTCTATTCCTAGGATATTCACGCTAAACGTTTCGCTTCTGTAGAGAATCGGAGTCCGAATACATCTGTGGTCCAATCGCTTAGGAGACTTTGAGCCTCTTCAATTTGGTTTTCTACAGGCCGTTTGCTTGGATCTATATTTAACCAAACTGCGTCATGTACCTGATTACGCATATCGAATTTTGCATCTCGGAGCTTTAACATTCCAACCTTGACTATCTGAAAAGAGCCCCCTTGGATACATGCAGACCAAGCAATATGGTACAAAGATGAATGGATAAAATGGCGGTAACGACCATGCCACATTTTAACCTTTCCCCCTTGGGCGGCGCAGACCAAGGCAGCTTCTTTTGACTTTCTATACATATCAGAATAAGTACGCCTAAAATCAGATACGATAGATTGAGCTTGCTCAACAGGAATACCCATGGTATCAGCGAGAGTATCAGCGCCAGAACCATAAGCGAGAGCGAAATTGATAGTCTTACCTTCTTGCCTAGGGACGCCCAGAGATATAGCGGTAAGTTGATGAATATCTCCCTCATCCTGAAAAATCTCCAAGGCATTCTGTTGTTTACCATACACAGCCCCTAATCTAAACTCCAGGGTTTTATAGTCAAGCTCCCATAATTCACAACCATCTTCGGGTTGGAAGAATCCCTTGATATCACTATCTCTAGGAATCTGTTGCATGTTCGGGTCAGCACATGATAATCTGCCTGTGACAGTTCCGTGCTGCTTAAATTCAGGATGGAATCGGCCTGCGGGAGCAAGTCTAAGATATGGTCTGTAATAGGAAGTGAGTCGCTTTTGCTCTTTCTTAAACTCACGGAATCCTTTACACCACGGGTGATCTGTTCGTTCCAGAAACTTAGTATTGATTTGAGGTTTTCTTGTAATCTTTGTGTAGCTAAGAGGCGTGAGTCCGAGGGTTCCGAACACGTATTCTTCCAGTAGAGATTTCTTTCCAGGGTCAAACCCCAGTTCCTTAACGTACTCATTACACCATGCCTCAGTTCGTTTTAGACTCTCCCTAGTCTTTTCACGATTCAAACGTATGCCGGAAGTCTCCATTTCCTTAAGTAGATACATGAAATCGCGGTCAGTAGATGACCACAGATTATCGTATTCGTCAAACTTGTTCTTAAGGTAGAAGAACAGATTGTACGTTACCAAAGAGTCCTGCTCAGAGTATTTACCCATCACTTTGACGGGTACATGCTCCCATTTATAAGCATCCATCGCCTTCGCGAGTTTGACATCTTTGTGTATCCCAAGATATTTCGAGACCAGGTAATCGAGCGAGTAATTGAACTCATTTTCGTCAATCAGATGGGCCATTAACATGGTACAATACACCTGTTCTACAGGCAGTATTATCTTTATCTGTTCCAAAACGTCCAAGTCCCATTTGGCATTATGCATTACCAGTGGAACGTTAGCGAACTTGTCAAAGATGCCAGTTATATCCAGCCCTGTAGGTTCTTCTGCTCCCCATTCATAGTGTTCTACAGGAATATAGAACGTAGCTCCATCAATGCACAAGGAAATCCCCATGCAATATCGTTCCTCTGGCAGAATCCAATCTTTGTTGGTTTCAGTGTCGATCACTATGTGATTCTTAGTTGAAATCAAGAGAGATTGTACCTGGTTTAGCTCCTGCTGGTTCGTTACTATCATTTTTCTTCACCTCCTGCATCTTGTTGACCTCAAAAGTCAGATGACTTGTTCTGGTAAGATTAATTGTCCGCTTTTCAGAGAACCTGGCCTTAAGTAAGTCAAGCTCAAGACCAGTTCTTCCATCCTCATGCCAGAGGCTTGCCACTGTTTCGGAATTCTTTGCAAAGATAAAAGATCCATACAAATCTCCCAATTTTCGGGGCTTCTTATTTGTATCAGATGCTTTTCGATTGTGATGGATGGCGATAATAGCAATGTTATATACCTTTCTGATCTTCTTCATCCACTTCATTATCGTCTTGGCTTCTGACTCTGTTAAGTCGTCAGTAGCTAGCTCTGATATAGAGTCGATGATGAGTACATCGGGATTGATCTTTGCAAGAGTCTTTTCAAACCCTCTTAGATCGGAGTCAATGTCCGGAGAAATGACGTACAAGTTCTGATTCCACAAACCGTGCTCTTTAAAGCCAACAGCTTGATGTTCAAAGATGTACTTCAGTTCTACAACGTCCATTTCTAATGAGAGATAGGCTACCACATATGGACGTTTCAATTCAAGGTCCATGAAAGGTAAACCCGTACACAAACGATAAGCCCAATCAAATGATAGCTGTGTTTTACCTACACCTGGTTGGCCCGAAAGAATAAGCATCCCTGAGGTATGCAGTAGAAATGGTACAACCCACTCAAGTTTAACTTTGTGGGTTATAATATCATTCGGGCTGTATACAGATATGAAGCTTGCACGTTCTACCTTGAAATAGGCTATAGAGGCTATCTCAGATAATCGTTTGAGTTGATCTGCACGACCAACAAACTTCTTGATTCGTGCATCAATTACGTATAGACAAGAGACTATCTCCAGAGGCGTTAATCCTGCTTCTGCCAATAGGTATCCTGTAGACATAAGAAACTCTGAACGATGTGGATGCACAACAACCTGAGTATTTACTTTACTCAACAGTTGAGGGTCCAATTTGATGTTCTTTACATCGAGTAGAATATCGTATGTAAATGCCTCTACAGGCTTGTCTATGTTTGGTGCTCTATCAAACTCTGCTGGGAGATGGGTAACATTCGCAATGAATTTGATGAGACTTGTTGGGACGTCGTGTTTGTAGTTTACGGTATCTGGGGGACGTAACACTTGAGTACAATCCCACCCACTGGAGTCCGCACCTAAGAAGTAAGTCAACCGTCGGTTCAAATCCTCTAGCAATTCGGATGACAGTTTTTCCATTTGCCAATAGCAATGTAGATGCGTGGAAGTACTTGACTGAACTATGACGTCGGGTTCTGATATTCCTTCCCATTTAATGCTCTCCTGTCCATCCATTTCGATCCAGCAAACATTGGAATGAGATACCGCTTCCTTAGCAACACGCTTTTCTTTGTATAATGCGGGGCCTACATATACATCACTTGTATGACTTTCTGCTACATACCAGTCAATCAAACTAGTTCGATCTGTAGGCCAGTTAAACCATTTCTGCCTCCACTCTTTGCCTCTTGTTAGATAGGGTGCGTAAACGTACCCTGTGTCTTGTTTGAATAGGAAGTCCAAATAGTTGGACAAGTCAGTCATGTTTTCCTCCAGAAAGTAAAAGCCCCCAACACCACGAATGATGTTGGGGGCTTCTATTTATTACGGTGCTGGTTCGAAAACGTTCACGATGTTTTGCATTTTGGTAGAACCGTCCTCGTTTGTTGCCCCATCACTACGTGGTTGTGTAGTAACATGACCGATGACTTTCTTTGCAAACAAATCCTTCGGGTCAAGTGAAACATGACCAGAAAGACTCTCATCGTATACCGCTTCCAGGAATTCCCGGAGGAAAGCCATAGAGAGTTCAGATTCCTTATCCAGATAGAAATACTTCCAGATTGTCTTCTTCTCATCCTCTACGAGCTTGAAGGTTACCTTCAATGAAGGCTTCTTCCCCTTCTTGCTTTCTGCAACTTCTGCATCAGCAATAATGAGAAGGTATTCGCCGTCATCTACTGGCGTATACATTTCCTCCAGGATTTGTGCACTTGACTTTTCAGAGTCTCCACTGAAATCAAGGTCAATCATTTCTGTCTCCTTGGTTTGGGTTATGTTAGGAAAATGTCTTTGAAGTTTGGATTCTTGATACTTGGTTCTTGGATATTTAGTCTGTTCTTGGCTTCTATCCTTTCGTATGGATTCACGGTGAGTTTCCTCACCCTATTTCCTCTGATATCCGTTTCAACCTCCATGAAGGCTGCAATGTTTATCAGACCCATTATAGACTTCTTCAACGTAGGAGTAATGTCAGGAGTGATCCTGATAATCTCTTGCGTCTTAGGGTCTATGTCGATTCGTTCGTGAGCAATGATGATTACATGGATTGGGGCCTTTTGCAAGAACATAAACATCTCATCAATCTTGTTCGTAGAGATGCGATAATCTCCCCAGACAGGAAGATAAATGTCTCGCTTATAGGTTCCAGGTTTTCCAGGCACCTGTGCATCACGTTTGATATCGGTTTGTATTTGATCGTCTTGTGCCCTTCCAATAGTGTCAATCACTATAGTCTCGTAGGCCTTTTTCTTGACAACCTCTCGACAAAATTCGAACATTTCTTCGAAAGAAGTCGGCACAAATAACGGTGTGTCCGCCAGTTCTGGTATTCTTCTAAATGTTTCAGCTGATCGTTCTGTATCTACCCATACGGGATTAGGTGCATCCGCAGCGAATCTTGTTTTGCCTGCGCCATACCTTCCGAATAGAAGTAGTTTGACATAGTAATCAGTCTCCCGAATCAGTTGAATTCGGTCCAGTAGGCCCATCTTTTACTCCAAACGTTAGGAAGATTTCGTGAGCATAACACATACCGTGTTCGCCAACGTATTCACTCATACGATGATAGCCTTGCTGATCCATAACAACCATCTCCAATTGGGAGCCGTCGTCATAGGTCAGTAAAACTGATCGTAAACTTTTCGTTTCCATTGGCGTGTTCACTGGTCTTTTCGGTTTTTGCTGAAAGTCTAGCGTTGGGATCATATGGGGCCTTTGTCCTAAAGTGTAGTGACTTTAACTTCTGAACATTTGTACCGCGTGTTTCAGCGTGACATAGCTCGAAGAATTGGCAGTTTGGACAGGCAGGACTATAGTTCTTGTGCGGCTTCGTGTCAAGTATTTTGTCAATCTTTTCTAAGATGTTCAACTTGATAACCGAAAGACCTACAGGTGTGTGACGATATCTGTGAATAGCAAACAACGAATCAATCGGAGGTTGCTGCTTCTTATGCAGATACGAGTTAATGAAACTGATTTCCACGTCCGCGATATCAAAAGATATTGCATAGTGACCCAGTTGATCGTCCAACATTACTGAGTTTGCGGAATGAGTTCTAGCATTCGTTCCAGTTTTGTGGTCTCTGATACGGATAGTGCCAGAAGCATCTCGGTAAATAAGATCAATAACTCCATGCAGTACAACTGTGTGCCCGTTTGGGGTAACAACTGTAACATGAAATTCATGTTCGACCTCCAATACCGTGATTCCCTTATCTATCTTGGGAGATTGATGACGGAAGAAAACTAGAAGCCGAGGCCATACCAACGAGACCAATTCAATGTTCTCAAAGTCAGCAGCTAACAGGTCATTCTTCACTCTCGATTCCATCATTTTGATAAGGAAATCAGAACCAGGGATAGCCCCAGCTTTAATTGCTTGATAGTACACATGCATCAATTCATGTGCATAATTCCCGAAATCAAAATGCTTTCCAACTTTGAGCGTTCGTTGAAGATTCTCCTTGTAAGAGTAGGCGTGTTCTTGTGGGCAGTTGTCATAAACTCTGAGTTGACTAGGGCTGTAGGTATTACTCATCGTCATAGCCAAGTGGAGTTGTCCACTCGTGAAAATGATAGGCAAGATCATCTTCGATCTCTCTATTATAGTCACTAGGCTTGCCTAGAAGGAATCTAAATTCTGAGCCATGCTCATCAGTTACTTTGAGCAGGAACACTGTTTCAGTTCCACTCTCAACTATCCGTGAGATATCTCCAAATTCAACCTTCACAGCTTTGCTTGTTAGTTGCAATGGTATGAAGCTCCCCAAGGACGACTTTGAACCATCGAGCAAGCTCGAAATATCTGGACTGCTCGGATGTAGGCTTTTGCAGTATGTAGTCGAGTTGCTCCACAACACGATTCTTTGTAAAATACGTTGCAATTTCATCTGCTCTCATTTCTTCTAGGTTTAGGATCTTGACTGTTGGGTTACGGCGAATTGTCTTTTCAATCGCCTTGTTCATTTCGATTCGCAGCACTTCGGAGATATCGAAGTCTGATGCCATCATGTATTACTCCTTCTGATAATCGAGTAGACGTCCGAAGATTTCAGCCTGAGCCATTGCATCACTCAAAGCATCATGAGGCATTTCAGGCTTTGGTTCAAACCAATCAGGAAACTCTGATCGGTCACAATCAAAAGGAAGTCCTAGCTTTCCACAAGCATAGGACTTCACATCAATTGTTCTGTAGTTGAATGGGTTAGGTAACCCAGCATTCTTGAACAGGAGTTGAATGAATGGGTAATCATAACTTGCAGGCCATGCAACGAAAAGCAAGTTATCATCCAGATCAATCAACCAATCATAGAAATGCTCGGCCATGTTGAGCAATGCAGTCTTATACGGAACAATACTTGGAGCCAAGGTATTTAACCTTGTTCTTGCAAGCTCCTGTTCTGCATCAGTCCACCAATCATAAGTATCAGCTTCCCAGAAAACATCTGCTGTTTCTGTTCCACCAACTACTTCATGATACATATGGTTTGTATCATGTTCTACTGTCACCGCTCCTACTGAAAGGAGAGAGAAAGTATTTGGTACTAGACTTGCTGCTTCTACATCTACTGAAACGTATGTTGTCATTCGATCACTTCCTTTGGTTGTAGTCCCAATTCTATGGCTTGTGCTCTACGTCGTTCCCCTAGATAGGGCCAGAGCAACTGTAATACATCTTTGCAATCCTTTTTACGTGAGAGAGTCCATGAGTATGTAGTTTTATGTTTTGGATTAGATTTGACCCTAACATAAATTACGCCTTTAAATTCCGTTACCTCAGTAAACTTCTCTACTATTTCTTTATCTGTCATTTCAAGAGATAGTTTAGGTTGATAGGTATATCTTCCATTAGTAGAAAGTTGCCTACAGGAAGTTATGCATCCTTCTCCCTCGAATAAACCAGCTGCCCAAGCAACCCAATCTAAAGTCTCCATGGACGCAACCCATCAATATCATACACTATTTTCACAGCGCACATCTGAGCTTGCTTCTGTTCATCGGATAGACCAAAGATACTTGAAACTCCTGTGATCCCACAAGTGTTAATGAGTCCTTCTCTGTACGTACTTTTAGGTGAAAGCCACAAGGATATATAGATTTGGAGGTAACCATAGCAGCAGAAAGTCCTTACATCATTACGACAATTGGACTCTCTCCATCCTAATCTATCAAATACCTCAGGTAGTCCGACTTCTTGACGATAGAAAGTCATTTCATCACAACCAGTTAGCTCCACTGGTGGTGGGGGTAACGGGGTTTCTTGATACATATTACCAACTCTAACTGCTGGACGCAAATTAGAATCTACTGGGGTAATAAGAGATAGCAGTACCACTATGAGGTTAATCAAGGGCGCCCTGCTCTCAATCGTTCAACGTCGGCAGAGAGTTTCTCCAACGTATGGTATATCTGAGTCTGTCGATTTGCACAGAATTGAAGTACATCTCTTTGAGCAGTTCCAGCTGTAGGAGATACAGGCTCAACAGAAGCAACTCTGTCCGCAAGTTTATGAAACTCCTCGGCCAATTCCTTAGCCTTTTGTACCTCCCTTTTCGCTTCGCCTATTCGCTCATCCCAATAGGCTCGTTCTTGTGCAAGACTTCTTTCCATCATGTTTTGTCTCCGTTTTGTAGAAGATATTGGACTCTCCATTGTGAACGAGTCCAACCATCGTTGTCTTTGTAACCCTCTGGATATTTGTAACTGCCTCTTTCAACATTACCGAAGCGATCTACAATCTGAATGCGAAGTGTTCCACAGTTAGAACAACGCATATTGAGATACCATCCACCACCTTTGGGATTTCTTTCTGCTTCTGTCTCTACCCAATCATGGTTAAATGGAGGTCTACAGTCTCGAAAAGAAACAGGAGTTTGACGTCCCTTCTTTACTTTGTTGACAGACTTTCGATCGCCTCTCATTGAAGAACCCTGAACATTGCAAGTCGAAGATCAGCAATCTCCTCAAACCTTTCATAGAACACTGAAGGATCGGGAAACAGGATTCGTGTTGCCTTTTCAATTCGGTCAAAGATGTCATCTGCTTTAAGAACAGCAGCCTTTGTATTACCATTGGCTTTCTTGTCCCTCATAGTAGCCAATCTCTTGGCTACTCTGGCATCCTTTTCTTCTTGTGGAAGATGGGCTACCTGATGTGCATTGATACCTTGTGGTTTTTCCGAAGTGAATTTGCAACCAGGATGGTCGCATTTGTACATTTATTTCTCCTCAGTCTAGGGCTGCCCTAACAGCAGCATCTTTTGATTCCAACAGCTTCCTTAGTGCTGTTGACTTTTCTGGACCATTCGGAAGCGTT